GCGAAATACACGCATTGCGTCGTTTGGCAAATGGACAATACATTTTGAATGTTGAAGTGAGAGATGATCCAAAACAACGACTTTGGGTGCGTAAAGTCCAAGCTGATCAATTCAAACAACAATACAAAAATTCAGTATTGAATGTTTGGACTGCATTGGAACACGCCAAAAACGAAATGAACAGTGATTGGATTCGTGAACTATACAATAACCAATCCAAAACTAACACACACTAAAATGGACAAAACGGTGCTTGACACCAGTGCCGTTTTGTCGTATAATAATACTATGATGACAGCACTTCGCATACATCATATTTGAAATGGAGTTTTGAAATGAGTGATTTAACATCAAACCCAGTTAAGTTTGGTAACTTAAAATTAGATTTGCAAACCCGTTGGCGATTTGACGAGCGTTTTACACACGAAAAAATTGATCAAATTCCCACTTTGAAGTTTTACTTCAATGATAACAAAAGTCCACATCGTAGTGCATTAACAATAAGTCGTTTTTCAAGTAAAAACGAGATTGTTACGCAGTTCAAACAACAATGTCGTGATAATAGTAGTCATTGGGGTGAGGCTGCTGACGACTTTTGGCAAACTCGCGAAACTCGTAAAAAATACGAAACAACTAAAGCAGGCCGTCGTGTGCTGAGTCGTGAACGCGAATACACATTGAATGTTTGGTATGAGCAGGATTTGGAGGATGAAATCCGCAGTGCCATTGCCAAAGTTCAAGCCAAATACCAAAAAAAGTTTGTCAAACACATTGATGACAAAATCCAAATGGCTGACAAACTGTATGCGTTTGTCAAAAGCAAATAATTTGGGAGTGCCACTTTTTGTGGGCGGTTCACTTTAAGCCGTGAGTTCCACTTTGGGGAGTAGTGGCCACAAAACTCCCCAACTAACTTAAATGGAGAATGAAATGATTGGACAAAACACACACAATATCGCGAGTGCCGCTGAGATGCGAGAACTTGTAAACTTGGATCTCGTCAAACCATACAATGTTGGAGTCACTTGGACTTCATACGAGGGTGCCCCGTTTGGCTGTCACATCCGCTGGAATGGTGAGGGCTATGCTTCAATGCGAGGCACACCTTGGGAAGCTGATGTGATCCGTTCGTGGATCAGCAATCAAATCCACACTGACAACGAATAAGGAAGCCAAATGACACTGATAATACGCAATGACCAAGGCCAGTGGTTTGAATTTGAATGTTCTAGTTTTCAAGGCTATGATGTGTTCTGCGCTGTACGTGATCAATGGGACTACGATTGGCACACATATCAAGTCATACACGAGGATCAAGTCCTAGTAAATGTCTTGAATCCCAATGGTCTTGATCCCAGCACTGCTGTGAGCATTCACTAATAAATATCTAAAAGGAGCAGTGATGTCAGAAATACAATTTGTCAAAGAACACCAGCACATGACCAGAACTGCACAGATACTTTGGAATACCACCACTGATGCTTATACTGTGTATTGTTTCTGCTGTGGTGAAGAAACTGAAACTCCCAGCTTTGAATCACAGGCTGAGGCTGATGATTGGGCTGTGGCTTGGGTCAACAAGCAGGCATCATTAACGGAATTTGAGCTTGAAGAAAGCACGGAGTGCGCCTGCTCATAACATCTACTAGGTGACTCTGGTAGTGACAGCGACTTGGGCGGTAACCCATTCTCCCACTTCCCCCCGTGGTGTGTCGCGAAACGGGGGATCCTTATGGCTGTGTATTTTGGTGAAATAAGTGATTGACAATAAATACACAATACGCTATAATTAACACATAGACAGCAATAATGCGGAGTCTATATAACACACAGAAAGACACGAAAATGAAAATCATTGTTAAACAAACTGTAATGAAAGAGTTTATTGACACTTACGAAATTGAACTCACCCCAGAAGATGTTGAGCATTTGCGAGAGTCATACGACAGCCTAGATGACATTTCTGCTGATGTTTGGACTGAATTGGATTATGAACTTACCACTCCTGTTAAAACAGAACAAGGTGATGGTTGGGAAGAAACTGATTACGAATGCCGTTGGAAACGAGGCAGTCTTAAAGAACTTAAAACACTTTGGAATAAAGTAGAGGTGGCATAATGAAAACCGTTTTATATCGCGTTGAATACTATGACAACGACAACGAATACAAAGAAACCCATATAGAGGTTCCTGCTTGGTTGCCAGACTACGATCCCACTGATGTGGAAGATGTGCCTTTGTATATCAAAGCCAACATTGAAGATCTTGATATGTTAGAACACTTTGAAGAGGCCGCAGAATGAAAACACTAATACTTTTGGTAGCAATAGCCCTAACGGGCTGTGCCGCACCATTTGAAATGTATGCTCGTTATCAAAACACACAGGACCCCTGCCAGAGACAAAACAATGGCGGCGTCTACCCTGAATGGTGTGGAGCTGGTGCTGGCAAGGCCTATGTCTACAAAGGCCAAGGTGGCGCACCCGTTGGTTATATCAAACCACAAATCTCATCACAAAAGTAAATGACAATAAATACACATATGCCAAGACAAGGAATCAGACCACACACCTGGAAAGTACAAGGGGAAATACCCCACAAGCAGTATACCGCTTGGCTTAGAGCCAAAGCACAGGCTCGCTATCGTGGTGAGCAATGGCATTTGTCATTTGATGAGTTTCAGACACTGTGGCATGGTTATTGGGCTCGCAGAGGTAGAGGCACACTGAGTTATGTGATGAGCAGACAAGATCCAGACGGTGCTTGGGATACAACCAATGCTGCCTGTATACAGAGAATTGAATATTTGAAACGACAGCAAGAATACAAAAGGAGAAACTAATGGCAACTAGAACCTATGATGACAAGTTAAAAAACATCTGTGATTGGGTAGAAATCACCAACTATCATTGGCATGAACTCAAGGGTGAAATGTTCAATGACGAACAATTCTGGGATGATACCCTACACGCAATGACCAAAGATGATTGGTGGGATTGGTGTGACATTGCCCCAGCACTGAAAATACAATACAACAAAGAATGGCGCAGTTTGCCCAAACTTGAAGTCAGCACTGACGAAGTCAAACGTGATTTGATGTTGGGCAAAGCACCCACCAAGAAGAGTCGCAAAGGCAAGAACTTTCAGGCATTTCGCTTGCTGATGAACATCAAGGATTTCATCAACGAAATAGCTGGCACACCTACTGTGCAATACACAGACAAAGATCGTGAGCCCGTGCCAGAGCCCACACCCAAAGAACGACTGTTTGAATTTGATTGATGCTTGGAGTTAAATAATCACATGGACTTTCATAACACAGGCTGGGACCCTTATCAAGCTCTCAACAAGCATGAGCACTTGATCAATCAATTGATAAATGCCAACAACAGCAGTCACGCCATGTTAGCGGACCTTATTGAACAGCATCGTCAGTTGGTGCAGATGTTTGCTGAAACACAGCGTGAACTACACAAAGTCAAACAACAGTTAGATAATTCTCATATCAGCCAATAAATCCGTGGAGATTCAAGTATGCTATAAATACTTGTATGACCATCGTAGACTGTGGCAGTGTGCTTCTGCACCCTGTGGCACCCCCTCATCAAGAATACACTGACGTTCTAGCCTATGAAGAGCCAGAACGTGATCCCTCTAAGACTGGCAACAAACCCAAACAGTTAGTGGCTGTAGAAGTCTATGGCTATGAAGTAGGTCGTGGCATGCGCAAGCGTGTGGTAACTCCTCAAGAAGTGTTTAAATTAGCCGCATTGGGCTGCACAGACAAAGAAATAGCCATATGGTTTGATGTGGCCTATGAAACACTGAGATACAACTTTAGTGATATCATAGCAAAAGGACGCCAGGAGATGAAGACCGCACTCCGCAACGCCATGTTCAAGAATGCTCTCAGTGGCAATGCCGCACTGCAGATCTTTCTTGCCAAGAACTTGTTAGGTATGAGCGACAACCCCAGCAATTCAGATGAAACCAAGATACTACCTTGGACGGACGATGAATGACAATTTACAAAGATATTTGCTACAAGGACACAAATGAAATATCAAATCTTACAGGGTGATAACCGCGACACCCTTAAAACATTAGCGGATAACAGCATTGACGCCATAGTCACAGACCCACCCTATGGCATAGACTTCCTGGGCAAGAGTTGGGATGCCAACACTGGGGCACTAGAAACATATCAAGAGTGTTTAAGAGTGTTGAAGCCAGGTGGACACATCCTAGCATTCTCAGCGGCTCGCACCTATCATCACCTTGCTGTCACACTAGAACAAGCAGGCTTTGAGATCCGTGATCAAATAATGTGGATCTACTCAAGTGGCTTTCCCAAGAGTCAAGATGTTGGTCGCCAAATACAAAAGGCTATCTACGGCAAACCAGACAAGCAACGCTTTGACCCCGCTATAATGATCAAAGTAAAAGGTGATCAATACAGTCACCCTGACACAGGTAAAATCTATCGCAAACTACCAGACATTAACGGCGACAGATTAAAGAAATCACACGAAGGTGAAGGTTATGGCTGTGTGTTTGAAGAAGTGATGGACATTAAAACTATTCCTCAGTCTGGAACTAATGCTTTTACCACTAAAGGTATAAGTTTTAGCGAAGATGAAAATAGAGAATATGAAGAAAAGAAAGGCAAGATAATTCCCACAGACCCATCAGCACAACAATGGTCAGGTTGGGGCACACAACTAAAGCCAGCACACGAACCCATTGCTTTGGCCCGTAAGCCTATAAGTGAAAAGAACATTGCCAAAAACTGTGAAAAGTGGGGCACAGGTGCTATCAATATTGATGCCACTCGTATTGCTATTGAAGGTGCGGACACTCGTAGTGGTGGTAGCAATGGTCATAGCAGACTAACATTTGGTGAAGGCATTACTTCTAACGAAGACAGTCATATTGGTTATGAAGTCAATGACATTGGTCGCTTTCCCTCTAATGTCATAGGTGAAATCCTACAAGCAGACTATCAAAAGTATTTCTACTGCCCCAAGGTGAGCCGCAGGGAAAGACACACAGGGTTTGATGATGTTGAAAAGCAAGGCAACAATCACCCCACAGTGAAACCCATTGAACTTATGCAGTATCTCATCAAGTTAATCACCCCACCAGGTGGTATAGTTCTAGATCCTTTCAATGGTTCAGGATCAACTGGCTGTGCCGCAGTAGAACTAGGCCATGAATACATTGGCTGTGAACTTGATCCTGCCTATGTTGAGATTGCCCTCAAGCGTATTGCTGCCTGGAACAAACAAGATACAAACTTTGAGGCTTTGTTCAGTGCCGCTTAGTCTAGCACAAAAGACTGTGGCAGATGACCCTACACGTTTTCGTGTGGTGGTAGCTGGCAGACGCTTTGGTAAAACCCACCTTTCTATAAGAGAGTTATGCTACCACGCCAAGGATCCTGGGAAGGAATGTTGGTATGTGGCACCTACCTACAAGATGGCACGACAAATTGTTTGGCGTAAGTTAAAGAACAAACTGCAAGATCTCAACTGGGTGGCTAAAACAAATGAAACAGAACTTACCATAATTCTAGTAAATGGCTCAACCATTGCTCTCAAAGGTGCTGACAACTATGACAGCCTCAGAGGGGTGGGCTTGGACTTTATTGTACTTGATGAGTTTGCGGACATTGATCCCATGGCTTGGTATGAAACTCTTAGACCCACACTATCAGACAAAGGTGGTGGTGCACTGTTCATTGGCACACCCAAAGGCATTGGCAATTGGGCCTATGAGATATATCAAAACAGTCTAGACAATGACACGTGGAAGAGCTGGTCATTTACCACCATTGACGGTGGGCGTGTACCAGAAGCAGAAATAGAAAGTGCCAAGCGTGATCTAGATGAACGCACCTTCCGCCAAGAATACCTAGCTACTTTTGAAACTTTCTCAGGACGCATATACTACGCATTTGATCGTGCCAGCAATACTCGTAAATACAGTGGCACAACGCCAGAGGCTGTGTATGTTGGCATGGACTTCAACATAGACCCCTGCAGTTGTGTGGTTGCAGTCAGACAAGGCGATACCTTACACATCATAGATGAAGTAAGATTGTTTAGTTCAAACACCCAAGAAATGGTGCAAGAACTTAAACAACGCTTCCCCAAATCCAAAATCTGGGTCTACCCTGATCCTGCTGGCAACCAACGCAAGACATCAGCTGGCGGAGCCACTGACATAACCATCTTGGCCAATGCTGGCTTTGTGGTCAAAGCCCCACGCAGTCACACACCTGTGAGAGATCGTATCAACGCAGTAAATTCTAGATTGTGCGATACCATAGGCATTAGAAGGCTGTTTATAGACCCTAAGTGTAAATACACTATTGAGGGACTAGAGCGTCAGACCTACAAAGAAGGCTCAAGCCAGCCTGACAAAGACTCAGGCTATGACCATATGAATGATGCATTGGGGTATATGGTTGATTACCTATTCCCAGTGCGCCGTGACATAGACCCTGAACTACTGATCCCACAAAGGTGGGGACATAGTTTAGCAAAATAAGGATAAAAAATGAATATCATAGAGACGCTGTCAAATGAACTAAAACAACTGCTACAAGGCAATCTCTTGTATCAGACCTATTCACTACAATGGCAGTATCTGCTAGAATCATACATTGGTGGACAAGAATATCGCGATGCTGAACATCTCACACGCTATCAACTAGAAACAGATGGAGAGTATGCTGCCAGACTGAAAACCACACCCTTGGACAATCACTGTCAGTCAGTGATATCAGTCTACAATTCATTCTTGTTCCGTGAAGATCCCAAGAGAGACTTTGACAACAATGGCATGACCTTTGAACTTGAAATGTTCTTGCGTGATGCTGACCTAGATGGTCGTAGCCTAAACGCATTTATGAAGGATGTGGCCACATGGAGCTCAGTGTTTGGACATGCTTGGATCATGGTAAGCAAGCCCAATGTAGGTGCTACCACAGTGGCAGACGAGCAAGCACAAGGTGTTCGCCCATATGTGAGTCTACTAACCCCAATGGTTGTGTTAGATTGGCAGCATCAACGAGCACCATCAGGCAAAATCACACTGCAATATTTACGCTATCTAGAAGAAACCACAGGCGATCTACGTACAGTAAAAGTATGGACCCCTGACACCATAACTACCACAGTGATTGATACCAAAAAAGGTGTGTTGGTTGACTCCGTAACAGAAGTCAATGGCTTGGGAATGATCCCAGCTGTGTGTGTCTACAATGGTCGTTCAATAATCCGCGGCTTTGGCGTGTCAGACATTGCTGACATTGCTGATGCACAGAAATTTATCTACAACGCTACCTCAGAGGTAGAACAATCAATCAGAATGGATAGTCACCCCAGCCTTGTCAAGACACCTGAAACACAGGCAGGCATTGGTGCTGGATCAATAATCCATATGCCAGAAAATCTAGATCCAGGCTTGAAGCCATATCTATTAGAGTTTGGTGGTGCTTCTATCAGTTCAATATATGAGTCTATCAATCACACCATTGCCAGCATAGACAAGATGGCCAACACTGGTGCGGTTCGTGCCACTGAAAGCCGCACA